TTCTAATCTCCTGGCTCTTGGTTAAGAAGGATCACATGCGATTTCGACAACACGCTCTTCCTCCAGACGTGCTGCGCCAATCGTCATCTCATAATAGACCTGCGTGGAATAACGCTTGTCTGGACGTTCAGAGATCCTTGCTCGTATATCATCAAAGATCGCCAATCCAACTCCGCTACGATGCCAACAAACAACCAGTTGATCACTGCTGGAATCGGTGTTGAGGAGTTCGGTCCGGATGAACTTGAATCCCATGAAAGTATCAATTTCTCCTGCGACCAGGCTACGCACAGAGTTGTAGTCTGCTGATGCAGCACTAATTCCCTGTACTCCGGATGCACCTCCCATTGAGAAATCTGCAAGCATATTTGAAATCTGCTTTGCATTGATTGCACAAAAGAGGTTTGGAGATCCATCCAGACCATAATCGTCTGCTTCTCCTGCACCCAAAATTTCTCGTGCTTTCAGCAGTTTTCCAAGGGTGAGTCCCTTGTCTCCTGACCCTGTGTCATAGGTGTGGAAATCAACTGCAACCTTCTGTCCTGAAGGAAGTGCGATTGCCGTGGATGCATCAGATCCGGAGGTTCCAGAGGAGTCGCCAAAGGCGTTTCCACTGATTGCATCCAGAAGCTCATCATCAATTGCCCTTCCCATTGCATATGCTGCATTCTGGGCATATGGACTGGTGGGGTCAATGATCATCTTCACACGATCAACATTGTCAATCAGATCTCCCCAGTTGTAACTCACTGGAGTGATTCGCCTGCGGTCATGAGGAGTCGAGATGAGTGGAGTGTCTGCATGTCGAGAAGTCACCTTCTGTGGTGCAGTTGATCCAACCCGGTCCATGAAGACCTCTTCTCCACGAACTCCTGTTTTGAGCGTGACTGCATTACGCAGTCTGCTTCCTTTCTGTTGGACTAAAAAGTCCACATTTGCCATGTACTGCTTGACAAATGCAGTTGTTACTTGAGTAGACATAATCCGTCCTTGTTTTGGTGAAACGATTACTCGCTTCGACTCACGAATGACGGATTATCTACCAGAGGTAGGTCCGACTCAGAGATCTCAGGTCAGGCCATTACGGTTATCTGACTAACCTGCTGCCTCGTATAGTCGTTGCATTTGAGTCACGGCATCCGAATGCCGTGGGTGGTACTGGTTGTAGTACCTCTCTGTGAAATCCTTGTCGTTTAGAAGTTCATCAATTCTTGTCTTTGCAGATCCTGAAGAGATTCCTCCAATTCGACCTTCTTGATTGCCTGTCAATGAACCATCCTCTGTGAGGATCTGTCCAATCTGGGCAAACATCCTTACAAGCGCAGGGTGAGTTCCCAACCCTGTCTTGTTCATGACATCAAGTGCGTCTTCATCTGCAAACTGATGAAATGCTCTTTCTGCCAACTGTTTGTTTTTGACATAGGAATCTCCCCACTCCTTCTGAAGTGCGGCGACCCACTGAACTTGCTCTGATGCGAAATCCTCATTATCCTTCTCGTCCACACTTGCTTGGGTGTCACTGTACCAGTTTAGAAGTTCAGATGCCTGCTTCTGGTTAAGTCCCAACTGATGTGCTTGTTGTCGAAAACCATCTGCCAAGTCTCCTGTGCCGTTCAACTCGTAGCCCTCTGGAGATTCTGGTCTTCCTAGTGCGGAAAATACTCCATTCCAATCTGCATTCTCTCCTTGTGGAAGTTGCAGCAACTGCTCTGAAGGAACTCCCAACTTCTTGTTTGCATGAATGTAACTCTTTGCGAGTGCATCCCAAGATTTGAAGTTCTTCAAAACTGGTTCATGCCTGATGTCTTCAGGCAAGCTCTCTATGTTTAGTGCAAGTGGATCTGTAGATTCAGATCCTCCTGTTCCTCCAAGGATTGACCCTCCTTCATGCATTTCTGCAGAGGGGGGTGCCTCAGTCTGGGTTGTACTCATCTCTTCCATCTGTGGATTCTCGTGCAAGACGTTCCAAATCCTTTGTGTTTAATCCAAGGTAGTTCATAATATCAACTACTACACTTCTCCTTCCATCTCGAAAGGCACTTATCTGGGGGTTCTCTACTGTGATTACATCAAAAACGTGGTTTCTTCTTGCGAGATCCTCTAGAAACCTCTGTCCATCATCACTTTTGAAAAGTCTGTCATACAGTGCTTTGCGGTCCCGCTCCTTCTTTCTGATCATACAGGTAACTGACTCTTTGCAACTGCAAGTCCTGCTTGTGCGTCATTCCTTCTTGATTGACTCACAAGATTGTCTGCCTCTGCAACCTGAAGGTTACTCTGTAGGAGCATCTGCTCCTCTTGTGCCTGCCTCTGTGCAAGCATCAACTCCTGCATCTCCTCTTCTGTTCTCAAAACACTAGGAGGAACTCTAAGGATCTCTGCACCTAATTCTGCAATTCGTCCTGTGTTGAACCTCTGAACTACAGAGGGGTCAATCTGTGCAATTGGAAGAAGAAACTGGATTAGTTGTGCGATACTGTTTAACTCTCCTGTTCTCATTGAGATGCTTACAGGGTTTGCATACTCTACTCTGAAATCTGCATTCATTAGTGCAGGAGGTGCAGGAGAAAGCATTCCATTGCTTTCCATGACTCCTAGGGTTCTCATAACCATTGGTGCCAAAAACTCCACCTCCTGCCGTGAGACGATTGGACCAAGGACTGAGAGTCGGTCTCTTTGACGTGCGTTGATCTCTGTTGCACTAAACCTCATGACATCTCCATCTGCAGCAGTTGGTCCTGGAAGTTCAAGGAGATCCAAAAAGAAAGTCTTGTTGATGGATTCTCGGACTTGTCCAATCTTTGATTCATTCAAATCAAGACGACCTCCTGTCTGCAGGGGGATAATCCTGTCATCCCTTCCTAGTCCTGCACGGTAATAATTCAATCCTCCTGGTTGTGTTCTAACAGGGTTTAAGAATCCATCATCTGGAACCAAAAGTGGTGGGTCCACCACCTTTTGAAGTGCCTTTAGTCCAACCTTCTCCATCAGGTTTATCATCTTTACATCTGGAAGTGCAGAGGTTCCTGGGCCTCGTCCATATAATTCTTCAGAGTTTCTTGACCACCTGCTGACAATGTATGGAAATTCCTCAAATCCTGATTCTCTCAAAACATGCTTCTGGTCCATCAGGATGTAAACTGACATCCACGGCATGTTTAGGTTTCCAACTGCGTTTACATCGTGGTTTCTCCTCTTCTTCACACAATGAAGACATTCAAACTTCTTGTTTTCATCCTTACTGTTGTATGAACGTAAAACACTCTCTGGAACTCCTTCTTCTCCATATTCTTGAACTAATTGACGTGCAGTGTGTTCATAAACCCTCAGAACTCCATCTACTCTTGAGAGATTATCCTGCATCAAAAAACATTGTCCTAAGAAATAACTCCTGTATCTTGGACCCATGCCTGGTTCATCTACAACATATAAAATTCCTGTACCAAATCCTACCAAATCGAGGTAGAATTCATGAAGTGCAGGGTGAAAGTTGGAATCTGGAGATGCAAAGACATCATAAAGCCTGCGCTCTGCTTCCTCAATCCACAATTGCACATCCCTGTCTTCTTGTAGTGCCCTTTGAACCTTCAAGTGAAACCAAGGAACTGCACTTGAAGTGAGTGTGTTGTGTAGTCCTGCGGCACTTCTCTCAAGGGCGCGGACTGCGGTTCCTTCATATATCTTCTCTCTACGTTGTTCTCCTGAAGATTGCTTTACTGTGAAATCTGCACGTTGTGGAATCATGTACTCTGCGATTTCTTGCCACATCCTCTCCCAGTTTGACCTTGTTTGCTTCATATCCTCATATTCTTCAAGGATTTCTACAACAAGATCATTTGGATAAACATTATCAATCACGAGATTTTCTCTTCAAACGCTTGCGGTACTTCATGGATCTCTCCTCTTCATCCCACTTCTCTGCAATCTCTGGTTCATGGACATGCATCCACTTCCTCTGCTTCTCACTGACGTATGGCATTATCCTCCCAAGGAATATCCTGTGCCAACCATCTCTGCACGTCCTCCTCTTGTCTCTCGTCTTCCAAAGCGGTCCCTCAACCTCCTTCGGATCTTTCTTAGTGCAACCTCATCTGCAATTGTTTGCTCCACGTTTGGATCTTCTTCTGAAGTTGAAGGGGTTTCTGTCTGATCTCCAGACCCTAGATCTATACTTACTCCAAGTGGAGAAGTTAACTCTTCTAAATCCTCTTCAATCATTGTCTTCTTCTTCTCAATGCCTACTCCAATTTCCTCACCAATGTCCTCAAACATCTTCTGCTTCTTTCCGATGCCCTGGATTAGAGTGTGGATTCCTGAGCCTGGTTCAGTTTCCATGAACATCTTCTGTTTCTTCTTGATACCCTCTCCTATTCCTGTCTTGTCAAATGCACTTGATGCCACTTGTGAGAGTTTCTCCAAACCAAGAGTCTCAATTGCACTTGTCTGTGCCTTCCGGATCTCTTTATGTACTGCACCCATTTTGTTCTCCTAGAAAAGTTTCTGCTTGTGTTAATGATTCTTGTGTGTGTTCATGACTCTTTCAAAAAGATGCCAGTTTTCATTGCCGTCTTCTCCACTGATTCTGTCAAGACGCTTATCCAACAGAAAGTGGAAGGGACTCGTTTCCTCGCATAAAATCAAATACTTTGTGATTCTGTTTTCTAACATTAAACTCTCCAAAATTGACCACATTCCCAAGGAGTCCCTCTTGGTGCAGTATTCCCTGTCCATCTGTAATAGAACTGTTGGAGATCCAAGACAGAATGATCCAATGATTCTTCCTTCCTTTCTTAAAACGTGGGTTGGATGCACTGGAGTGCTGGATTCTGTTCTTGTTCTTTGAAATTGTTCTAACAATTCCTTGTGTTGTTCCTTTGTCTCCAAAGGTTCTGCGCGTAAATGATCAAGACTCATGCAACATCCAACATCTCAAAGGGGTCATAATCTGAAAACCCCTGTGCCCTCTCTGGACGTGCCTGAAAAATCCCTGTTCTTCCAAACCTGCCAATTGACATTACTCCATACCTGGATGCACTCATTAAATCATCTCTTGTTCTTACTACCTTTCCATCTTTTCTATGGTACATCCTGTATTCCTCAAACCAGTCTCCTAAGTGAGAGAATACCTTCAAAAGTCCTGTCTGGAACCTTGTGAGCATCTCCTGCAACCCTGGTTCCACGCTGATTGATCCATCTGGGTTTGTGAAATGTGAACCTGACATCTCAACGCCTGCACGTCTGTATTGCTGGCTTAATCCAACTCCACTTGCCTTGTCGTGCTGTGCCCCGTCATGTGGCCACACACATGGAATCCAGTCTCCTCTTTGCTTGATTGCATGTGCGTGTACCAAAATGGTTGCGTGTGCTTGCCTGTAACAATCATAAATGTAGATTGTGTCTCCATCCCTGTCGTGTGCAAACCAAACAACTGCAGTTGGATGGTTCCATCCAAAATCAATTGCACACATTCTTGCCCAGTGTTCTGGGATTGAAAAGGAATCACACTTGATATCCTCCTCTGGAATTGGAAAGACAACTCCTGAACCTAAAACTGGCAGACCCTGACTCCGCATCTTCCTCTCATGCTCTGGAAGTGCAGAGTAAATCTCCTCCTTGAGATTGTCTGTCAGATGAGATGCGTCATCCCATGTTGCCCTGTAAAGTGCTTGTCCTGGTTTGATGGAGTTGATGAATTGTGCCGTGATCTCATCCATTCCCTTCTCTGGAGTGTATGTCAAATACACAAGTCCTGCAGTGTTCAGGGTTGCTCTCAGGGCTTGAGAATAAACTGCTTGTCCACATAACTCATCAAACCAGACGACATCTACGCTTTTGCCCATGAATGCCTCTGGACCTGAATCATAACTCTTGAAGAAGAGTTTGGAGTTCATTCCAGACTTGTGGCGTATGATAACACTTGAAACTGCGTTTGGAACTCCTGGGTTTCTGTCTGTGTCTATAATCAAATCCTCTGGAATTGCTGCTTTTCCAAATTGTGTCTTGTCTCCGGGTTCTCCCAACAACTCTGCTTGTAAAATATCTCTTGTGTTGTAGTGAGACTGTCCTGCTGCCCATCCCAAAATTGGACCTTCAAATCTGTGGCCCTCCCACCACTCTGGGTACCATCCTGTTAAATGAAAACTCATCTCCATTGCACCACAAAATGTCTTTCCAACCTTGTTTGCGGCCATCAGACACCTCTGACGTGCCCGTCCTCCTGTCTCTGACCGCGCACAGTGAAACTCCCTCTGGTATGGATATGGATTGTATGAGAGCATCTGGTATCTTCCTCTTGATGCGTCATACTCGTCCTTTAATTCTAGTAACTCCTCCAAATCCAAGTCTGGAGAAGTTCCTGTGCCTGATCCTGAAGGGAAACTATCCATGTTACTTAGACTGAAACATCATCTAACAATGCGGCTACAACACAAGTAACGGTACTTGCCGATGAGATTGCATGGACACTACTGTCTTTGCAATCTCGCCTGGTAACATCGTTGCGATGATTGAAATTGTTGCTGCGTCTGCCATTTTATTTTTCCTGAAATTTGGTTCGTGATTGCTCTTAGTTTAACTCGCTGGAGGCAGGAGTGGAAACAGTTGGGGAAAGGGTGTCCCCTGCTGGCTGAGATGCGGCCACTCCTGCCGTAGTTCCGTTTATTACTCTTGCCTTTCCCATGATCATGTCTGCGACATCCCTTCCAAATCGCTCCCGCATCTCCTCCTCAATCTCCACAGGAGTTCGGGATCTTGTGTCTTCAATCTCTAACTTTGAAAGCTCACTTGCCTTGAATCCTGCGCGGTCTAGCAAATCCTTGGTTGCAACATAACGGACTTGCTCGGATTCTGCGCCAAATGCAAGACTTACCAAGTTGTCTAATGATTTCAGAGAGACTGTTCCTAACCTTGATCTCACCTCCTTCTCAATCTGCCTCGCTAACTGCTTGCGCTTAATTCCGATGCTTGACTGTCCTAAATCAAACTTTGTTGCTAATTCCCGCGAAGACATTCCTTCTGCTGCGTCCCTAGAAAATTCCTCGTCCCGCTTCTGCTTTGTCCTGTGGGTGGGGTGGGGTAACTTCTTCTTCTTCCTCAAATTTAATCCCCGTGTTTGAGAGGGAATAGACCTCATATATCAAGAGGGCCGTTTTGTTGCCCCCTATGGGTCTTTTGTCCGCACAAATAGGGCGGATCGGGCCTGAATCGCTTAAGTGCCTGAAATCATGAGCGATTTGCTCAGGGTCCACTTATTAGTCTGACCTGTTTCCGTATCAGGTGCAATATCAATCGGGCGTGAGCCGTTGCCAGCACTGGCAGGACATCGGATTGGCAAACAGGTGTCCTTGTTTCCGGAGGGGTTTGGGCGTGTCCTGGTGTCGGGTCGCTGGGAGTCGAGCAAGCGGATTTCCAACTAATAGGTGCAGAAGCAAATAATTGCAAGTAAACTTGTTATTCTTTACTTTTAGCACTTATCTATTTACTTTTCATCTATTGAATATTCAACTATCAGTATATTTAAGAAGTCAAACATAGTCTAAGTCGGAAAGCATTCAAGAACTAGAATATACAAGAATCTAAATATACCAGAAATAGAATATTGCAGGAAGTCAAATACAGGTTGAGAGCCGCTTGTCAATATTCAAGAAACAGTATATTCAAGAAGTCAAATATAGATTAAGCGTGTTTTGGCCAGGTTGTCTTCTACTTGAGAAAAAAGCCAAGGGATGAAAGAAAAGGCTTGACTCTCATCATTCAATATAATAATCTACGGATAAGCTAAGGAAAGCCTTGGCCTTGAGTACCTGTTTTTGTGGTAGATTTCAGGTACTTAAAGCGAGAAACCATCACACGAAAAGGGGATGCATGTCCTATTCCTTAGAAGTACCCACAGAAAAACAAGAAGCCGCCGAACGCGACTTTTTCGCCGACTACGCAGCCGTAACAGGGGAAAGCCCACTAGTCTTTGAATCCTTTGACGATGCGCTTGACGCGCTGGACGCGCTGGAGGCATCATGACCATCAAGGAAGCACTTGAGACGGTAGGCGGTCTATCCACACCATCTAAAATGCCATGCTTCGGTTATTCGATTCCAGCGGGGCATTGCATCACGGGGAGCAAGCTATGGTCTGTCCCTGGGACAGTCTGTTTTGACTGTTACGCGCGTAAGGGCCGTTACATGTTCCGGAACGTCAGGGAAGCTTTGGAGCGCAGGTTTCAAAGCCTGCATGATCCACGATGGACTGAAAGCATGGCGTACCTAATAAAGGAACGCAAGATGGAGTATTTCCGCTGGCACGATTCCGGGGATCTCCAGGGAGTGTGGCACTTGTCGCAGATATGCGAAGTTGCCCGGCAAACTCCGAAGTGTTCACACTGGTTGCCGACAAGGGAAACCCGGATAGTCAAAGCCTACCTTGACGAGTATTGGTTTGGCATACCTGAAAACCTGAACGTCCGCATATCGGCAATGGCATTTGACAAGTCACCGCCGATACGTTTTGCTCGCAAGTATTGCTTGACGGTTAGCGGTGCAAGCTCTAACGGTTCCCACACTTGTCCGGCTCCGGATCAGGGGAACAGTTGCGGGGACTGCCGGGAGTGCTGGGATTCAAAAACTTTTTCCATTTCATACCAAAAACACTAGGAGAGAGGCCATGAGTGATAAAAAAAAGAAGTGCAGATGCTGTGGCAAACCTGTCTGGCATTCAGATGGACATCCCATCCACACTGGATGTATCCGTAGGCACTGGATGCACCATGCAAAGGGCTTGGCAGCATCCCGCTGTCGAGAGTTCAAACCATCAACCAAGGGGTACAAATGAGAACATTGACACTTATCCCGGCCTACGGACGGGACTACGGCTCTCAGAAAGCGGTCGCGGCAGATTTCGCGGCTGACAAGGACTTTATAGTGCAGGACGTGAGTTGCCGCTGGGACGGCAAGATGGTGAACCGCATGGAAATGCGGGGACATTACAATCAAGCCCACATTCGCTACTCACGGTTGACGAAGCTAACCGTGATCAAAATTTAACCAACCGGATTAACCCTTTCAACAGGAGAATGGAATGAGACAGAAAAGGTATTTTTCAAGCGAATCCGCCCACGGGAGCGAGTCCAGCTTTGGGTTTGCGAACGATACGATTGTGCTTGTGTTCGATTCTAGGCAAGCACGGGACAAGTACGTTCAGCAAAGCCGGAACCTGTCGTGCAGGGCAATCCCGGCGCGAAGAGCAACCAGGGAAGCAACGAACATCAGCTTGACGGGAAACCATAACGGGAAGCCCAGGGCATTTACAATTGAATGCTGGATCATCCGCGAACCGTTCGATCCAGAGAGGGTTCCGGGTTGCATCGGCAGCTTGGAGATTGGAACGACCTGGGATGTTGGACACGGGTCGGACATCGAACGATTTTACCGTTAGTAATGAGCCTGCTCTGGAAATTCCAGAGTGGGCTTTTTTTGGTCAAATTGGTGGAGTATTCACATCAGGTAATGACCTTGACATCAGGTAATGACCTGTGCAGCAGGTAATGACTTTTTCAACGCCCCTTCGGGGGCATCACAGGAGGATGAGATGGAGAAGTTCTACACTTACGAGATTTGCCACAATGGGCTGACTCAAGAGCAGCTTGGCGAAGAATTCGGTCCGCTTCTGGAAGAACAGGAGCGGCGAAGACAAACCCAGAATGACCTTAACTTGGAGGAAAGATGACATTCGCAGAGAAGCAAAAGAGGGAGTGGGAGTATTTTCTAAACGATCCACATGGACAATGGGCAGCAAAGGACTTTGGATACACTCCAAAAATGTTACATCGTCTAATTGCAGAATGCGAGGAAACAATCAATAACCCCGAGCAAGAAAGGTGAAGATGAACAATCACAGAAAAGCAAAAATGGTAAAAGCCCTGGAAGCCCACGGGATTTCCCTTGAGAAGTTCTGGGTAGGAGACCCTCGAAGAGTCGGTGGAGGTGGAACCATCTTCCGCTGGTACACTGCAAGTGAGGGAAGGCTCAAGTCCAAGTTCCAGACGCTGGCAGAGGTTGAGAATTGGACTGATGCTGTTTTAGCCAGAAGGTAACGACATGAAAGGAGGTGGGATGACAAGAGTATTTGGTAGAACGCTGGAAGAGGAAGAAATTGTAAACACAATCTTTGAGAGCGCAAAGGAGGGTCATGTCGAAGGCGTGATTCAATCTGCTCTGAAAGTGTTTGGAGACGCAAAGGAAGCTTCCGACCATTGCGAGCATGAATCAGGAATCTGGCTCAGGGAGAGCGAGTATCAGATGGAGATGGGAGGAGATGTTTCACTGGAAGTGGCTTTATGCCGAACTTATCATCTGGCAAAAAAGGCACTCAGAAGCTAGTACGCGCCACAGAAGGAGGGAGACGCAGGGCAGCACCTGATTGTGGTAGGGTGACTGCCCTGCTGCGAAACCATCCACAAGGGATGATTTTGGTATGGTAAATTTTTTTCACTTAGGAGTCAAGGCAAGAATGAAAGGCAAGGTTCACACAGACGGTAATGACCCTGCAGAAGGTAAGGACAAGGAGAGGAAGAAGAGGAGATACAGATCGACCAAGAAGCATCCCTACCACTTTTTGAATCCAGAGGAGATGAGGAGGATCAGGGGATTATGGGGAATGAGCAGCAGGGAATTGGGAGAGTTGCTCGGAGTAAGCACCATCACCGTTGCAAGCTGGGAGTTGGGAACAAACCCGATTCCTTCGTGTGTGGCGATGCTTCTGCAGATATTGGTGGACATCTCAGGATCAAGGTATGCAGAGCAGAAATTCGGGTTGGACGAGGAGGTTTCGATGCTGGAGGAGGAGTGAAAAAAACCACTTCAAGACTTCAAGTGCAAGGTTATGGGTATAGGGGAAAAGAGAGAGATTTATCTCTAGATAACTATAGAGATAGATTGAAGTGTTGAAGTGGTTCTCTCCTCCCTTCTCTCCCAACGCCTCGCGCCCCAAAACCACTTCAAAATCCCACGCATGACTTCAATTGAAGTGATACAAGATTTACCTATCAAAACCTATTGATTGATAGGTAACGACCTTGAAAGTAGGTACTTTTCAAACCACTTCAATTGAAGTGATGAAGTCATTTCTTGAAGTGATAGTGTCATTTTTGGAGGTGTTCAACAAAGTAGGTATTGTGGATTGACCCATTGGAGGATTTAACAGGATTCACAAAAATCTGTCCAGTTTCAGTCAGTACCTCAACAACTTCATTCCTCTGTTTTGACATGAGAAACTGCGTTTTCCTTGTCAGCGAGGTTCCATCAATCCCCTTTCTTCCTGCCTTCCTGATAATCCGAAGAACCTTCTTGAGGTTCGCCTCATGGAGATTCTCTGCCAAGTGATCCTCAATTTGACCGAGCATGTTCTCAATGCAGAATTTTGAAATCCTGCATCCAACCTCTGCATGTTCTCCAGAGATTTCCTTTTGCATCTCAGACCCTGTGAGGATGAGCGCGATTTTTATCGCATGTTCTTCTGCACGTTTCCAGAGGGATGCAACAATCGGATCTGACTTTGCATGTTTGAGGTAGAGATCCCTGTAGGAGAGGAAGCATTTCTTTGCATCAGGAGAATCAGTAATGACCATTGGATTTGGAACAGGATTCAGTGCATACTTTCCAGTCATACGGTTCGTCATTGGTTCTTCCAGCAACGCCAGCTTGCGGACAGGATCAATCATAAACTCAGGAACCGTGACCTCCTCCCTTTCAACATAGGGAGGAAACGGATCAGGAGAATTGAAGACAAGAAAACGGTTGAGAAACCCGTCATGAACACTGTTCTGTCGGATTGCAGGCCAGAAGGACTCAGGAGTAGAGGTACAATAGAGAGAAAGGGACGGCTGTTCAATCCTCACTTGTGGACGTTCTTTTCTGTTCGCATACATTTTCCCATGATATGCAGTTGCACTTTTTCCATAAACAGAGAGGAGGACTTCCACAATCGCCGCTTTGAACCCTGCAGCACGAGGAGAGAGAAACTGCTGTGCCATGTATCCAAATTCATCCAGCATGAGGAGAAGGGATGGTTGTTCTGCAAGTGCAGCAAGCAATCCGGTATCAGATGCAATATCATCTCCTCCCAGATAGCGGAGACCTCCAGAGTCAGTAAGAACACGATCAATCACAGAACGTGCATGTTCTTTTCCTGCACCAGTTGGTGCAAGAGCGAGGACATAGAGATTTGTCCTGAGTCCAGATTCACTCTTGATTTTTCTCCCTAAGAGGGCACCCAGCATCGCAAGGGATGCACCAACATGAAGAATCGGCTGGGGATGAATTGCAGTTTTATCCATGAACTTTGAGAGCATTCCTGCAAGCCCAGGGATTTCAACAGGAAGGACAGGATATTTTTCAGGAAGACTTTCCTTCAGTTCCTCCTCATTGATCACTCGTGGAACGGATTCCGTGTAGATCTCATTGCATTTTGCAATCGCATTTTCAATGGTCTTCTGTCCATAAGTGCTGCCATCCGCGAAGTGTTTTGTATCCCACTTCTCTCTCATGAGTTGGGATGTCCTAAAGATCTCATCAATCTTGTGGGCATCTTTCTGGGTCCAGAACGCAAGCGTCATGCAGAGTCCAGAGTCCGCTCGTGAATGATCAGGTTCTCCAGTCACAGGGTTAAGGTAATCACTCATGTCTCCACTCATGAGACGCTTAAATTTTGGCCCCTGATGCGAGTCAGAGATGTGAAAAACCAGATCCTCCTTTTTTGCAGGTTTTCCTTGGAGTTTCTCCTCTCTAGGTTTTCTCTTAGGTTCCTCATCTCCAAGCATATATTTCCTGTACATCCTTTTGAGGACATCAGGCTCTCCAATCATATGCGTCCCATTTATTCGATCTCCTGTAACAGTGAAGAACCGTTTCGAGTCATAGAACTCGATATTCGTTCCTCGTCTTGGACCATCCGGAAGGTTTCCAATGCCATAGATGTGCAACCCTGTCTTTGAGGGAGAGTATTCTGCATAGGTTTTGAAATTATTAAGAAAATCTTCTGCTCTCTCCTTGTCTCCTCCTTCCTCGAAACAGTGATCTAGATCAATTCCAAAATACCCCTCTCCTGTGAAGATCACTCCAATTCCATCAGTTTTATACTTCCCTTGAATGTGGACATACTCGCACCATTTTAGAGTCTTGTGATGGAACTCATCCGTGACATCACAATACTGTCCAGTTTTTGGAGAGATGGGTTTCTTCTCCTGCTTTCCTTCTGAGTTCGTCTCGTATTTCCAGAGGATGAAATCAAGAACATGAAACTCAGGAGGAAGATTTTGTATCTGGATTTCCATCATGCCATCTCCTTGAGGAGTTTCTCATTAAACTCGTTTAATGCCTGCATTGCATCCACAGATCCACCCTTGTCTGGATGCCACTTCTTGGAACACTCCAAAAAGACTTTCCTGATCCTTTGGACACTATTGTTTCCTGAGATCTCAGACCACCTGAGATTAAGATGCAGATCCCTAGACTCCTCCAGTTCCCTGCGGAGCCATCCATCAACAGATCCCTGAGACAGCAACCACTCAATGTAATCAAGAGGGATTTTCTCAATGGAGGTGCCCTTGTGTTTTCCAAAGGGCATGAAACGGAAGGTGACTCTGCCAAACACCGTGGGGTTATGAGCAAACCCTTATTGGTTTTTGCCAACCTTTAAACGGGGGAGTTGCGCGTTCCCCCGGAGGAGTGGTCAGCTTATTCATCTGGCAGAGTCATAATCGTGATCCATGAAGTGCAAGAAGAACTGCATCTGCACGTCCATGATCCTTCTTTCGTGTGAACCTGAACGCAAGCTCAGGTCTAAGTTCAAGAACTCTCAATCGTGATCCATCCTTCCCCTTTGGAACCCCCATCTTTCTCCTCCACATCTGTGGAGTCACAAAGGTGAGGGGAAGGTGAAGTGCAGCAACAACCCCCTGAATGATTCCACACGAGGTTCCAAACGAGAACATTGAGGTGACTCCCTGACCAGGTCTTGCAGAAACCCTCTCAAGAAAAACCTCACACTCTGGAGTTTTAATGGAAGAGAGGAGGTCTGCAAGCATTGGTGCATTGACAAACCTCTTCTTCTTAACCTCCAGTGTTGGCATATCCCACACCTCAATGTCAGACCCTTGAACCTTTGCAATTGCACCATCAAG